TAGCTTCTCATCGTATATCTCTATGCACTTCGTTGTCAGTCGCTTGTCACGTTGTTGACTATCTTCTAGTAGTCTTATGTTTTTTTTTTCAAGCAGAAGCCGGCATACGAGATGTAGCCGTGACTGGAGTTCAGACGTGTGCTCTTCCGATCACTCATAGTATCTATACTACTATCGGTTCTTACGTCGCCGTCTCCCAGATTAAAAAGTCTTAAACCTGACATTTTAATTAAATAATATTTCCTAAAATTTTAACTAATTTACTATCACGATGAAAAAGGGTTTTTAAACCTTCTTCGGTTACTATACCTAAACTCTCAAAATGAGCTTGATCGTAATAATTAATAAAAATAGTGTGACGATCTTGAAAATATATTTCTTTATCCCCTGTGGGATAAATAGCTTTATTCTCGGCTGAAATAATAATTATATTTAGATTTAATAACATACTAATTAACTCTAAATAATTACCGTTTAACCATTGACCACTTTTAAGATGAGCTTGCATAAATTCCTTTCTCATTTCTTTTACATTTTCAGCAATTTCTTCTATCTGACCACGGCTTAATTTTTGATAAAAATTTTTCTCACCTAGTTTAACATCTAGTATTTCAGCCAAATCTTGACGCATTTGCTTTACTAAAATTTGTTTATTTTTTTTATCGGCTTTTTTGTAAGGATTACTACAGCAGCCTAAAATAGCATGTAAAAAACAACTACCGTCCCCGATAGTAGGGATACTTTGAAATTGATAATTTAGTCCTTTGACATACATTTTAATTATAAAAAATTCATTCATCGTCTTCTTGTTCTAAAGTACAACCCATGTTAAGACGATCATTTTGAGATCGAGGATAGTTCTTAAATTTAAAGCGCCGGATATGTTTAAGAACAGCAAAGGTAAGGAATTTTTCACCGCTTTTATTATCTCCTTTTTCACGCAAAATAACAGTTAAAGTACCTCCTCCCATCGCCATACCGACAGGAAATTTACGACCATCTTCGTGTAAAAGAATACTATTACTATAATAATTAATACCGGGTTGGCTTATCATTTCTCTTTCCAGCGGCAATAAAAAGGCCTTTTCTGTTTTATAACTGGCCTTGTTATCCATTATAATTCCATAAGAGCTTTCTAATTTGCTAAATTTAATAGGACTAATAATTTCGCCATCGTGAGAAAGAGCACAAATAGAGGTTTTTAATTTTTCGCTTTGATCTTTATTGAGTGCTCCCCAAAAAATATCACTGACTGGCTGCTTGCTTTTACTATCTATTTTGAGTTGGACTTTCTTACCTAAATCTACTTCATTTTCATCTTCGATATAATAAACACTTTCAGTATACAATTCCTTTTCTCCGTCCACTTCATCCATGGTGCAATCGTTTACATCGCATTCTTTCTTGGTAGGCACGGTATAGAGACCTTCCATTTCGGGGATATCAATACTGTCTTTATTTTCGCTCACTTCAATTAGACTAGCATCAAAATCAACTAGTTCACCTGAACTATTATCTTTAATAAGTAAAAGTTCACTTAATTTTAAATTAAATTCTACTACATGATGAAGGCGATCATGATGTCCGCAAAATTTAAGCGGGAAACTATCACTTTTATCCTGAGCATAAAACCAAGGAAGATATAAAGCCAGTGATTGCGGTTTTAGTTCAACCTGCCAATCAGTCAAAGATTTTTTATTACCTATTTCACTACTGAACCTATTCCAATTAGGATGTGTTTTAAGTTGACACATTAAAGAATGACGATGTCCGTACTGAAGATGTACTTCGTTAAGTTGAAGATTAAACTCTTTAACCATATTAATAAAAAGATCATTACAAAATCTTATTTGATAACCATCAACAGCTTTAATTCTGGGAGTAACAGTAGTTAATAGAGAACGATGTAAATGAGTATATGGAAAAATTTTAGACTTGTAAGTAACTAGTTCACGATTAGTAGGAATATTTTGAGACTCCATGCTTTCCCAGCTACTTAAATACCAAAGAGTGCGATGCTTGCCTCGTTGATGTACGCTATAAAGAATATTTTTACTATCGTGATTATCTCCTTCTTTACCACCAGGGAGGTGCATATTTTTAAGGGTTCGAGATGCTTGTATATTTTCTTCATATTTAATCAGTTTGCCAGCCATTTTATTAATTTATTCTTTTTAAGCTTCCTCTAAACCCAAATTAGCTACATAATTTTTAATATTTTGACCTTGATTTTCTATTTCTTGCATAATTTTATCTAGACCTTTACTTTCACTTTTTTGTGTTATTATTTCCTCTACACTGGTACTTAATAATTTTTTTAAATCCTGGACAAGATCATCTTTAATAGTAAATACTTTTCTATCTTCGCTGACAATAGCTTGATATTTATTATTTTTTTCTGTTAGCAGTAGATATTTATATTTATTATTATGCTCTACAATATCCTTTACTTTTTTACCTTCTCTGTCAATTAATATTATATTTAATTGTAATATTTTACTAATAAAGTTAAGTGGTAAATAAAAATCCTTATAAATATCGCCTAATAAATTATTTAGAAAATTTTCATTTTTAACTTTTTCTTGTTTTTGTACTCTTATTTTAGCTAATTGACATACCCCAGGAGTTGGTTTTGTTTTTATCTGTTCTACTAAACTAATTAATTCGTTCTTATAGTTTAAGTATAAAATTCTTTTTTTTCTATAAGTATCTTCAATATAATTTTTATAATCAAATAACCTAGCTTGACGTGAAAAATTAATCCTTATTTTTTTATCAAATAAATAATAAACTTTATCATTATAGTTGATAGTTTGTAAACGTGGATCTGTTTCCCGGGTACCGCCGTCGCTCTGTAATAAATCCTTAATTTCTCCTAATAAAGCTATACTTTTTTCACCCAAATCGTCTTTAGCTATATCTTGCGTTAAAAAAAGAATACAATTAAGTAGACTAAATGTGGCTTCCATGTCGATAACATATAATTTTTCATTTATCGTGTCTAATTTTAGAGCTTTCTTAGACATTATTTTTTAATTAAAAAAATAATGTTTATGTTAAGATAATAGAACCTGGTTTAAATATAGCATGATCTTTGCCATCATGGTAAATAACCGGTTCGTATAGACCTTCTTTGCATTCATATAATACAATGATTTTTTTAGCATCTTTATTATAAAATTTATCTTTGTTAATTATTTTGATACCTATCTGAAGACGTTTAGCTATATATTCTGGATCAGTACTATTACGTAATTTTTCTTGCAAATCTTTAGCTATTTTATGTCTTTTATAGACATCGGCTGTATTATAAGCAGAACTTAATAATTTAAGCACCGAATGATATATTTTATTCGGACTACTCATAACAGCCAGCCGATAAATATGCGGCCTGATTTCAGCACGTTCATCGTCACCTTTAGCTCGTAATCCGTAAATTGTTTTATTAGCACTTTTTTCATTAACTGGTAGGCAACCTTCGCCTGGATTTAATACTTCTTCATCAGTAACCATTTCTAGCTTTTCAGCAATAGAATAGACAAAAAGTTTACTATAAATTAGTTCTGGCTTACTAAGTATGTAACCGTTTTTACCCGAATTGTCTGCCTCTCTTTGCGACAATGGTGCAAAACCGGTTAATTGCCATAAATCACGTAAAAATACTAAATATTCTATTTGATCATGTACCGTTATACTGTCCTTAATATCGATGTATATTTTATTTTGGTCAATTCGACGCAGTTCAATTTTGTTTAATTTTACTGAACCCCTGTCTTTACTCAAAAGTTTGTTTAATCTTTCGCCTTCAATGGTTAAATAGACTATTTTTACTCGGCCTTTGCCATTTCTTTCGTTGTAAAATTCTTCCAAAAGAGTGATAGTATGAGCTAATTTTTTCAACATAGCTTTATCTTTCCAGAAGAAACTCAAAGAAATATGGAAACAGATATTAAGATCATTATTTCCCAGATTAGAAGGGAAAAAATCTTGAGCAGCCTGTATAATCTTTTCACTATCTTCGCCTCCAGTTAATAATAATTTAAACTGATTAGGTCTCTTTAATTGATCTTGGCGACGTTCAAATTCCTTGGCAAATTCCTTATTGGGTTCAATACTTAGTACTTTACCTATTTTGGGATTAGCAATGTATTTATCAAAAACACCGCCAGCGCCAGCTCCAATATCTACCACAAACCCACTGATTTGTTGCATCAATTCACCTTTAATCTGATTATGATACCGGCGCATTAATTTAATATCTTGTCCAGTGATCATCTCTTCTGTAATAGGGTCATGAACTAGAAACCAATTATCTTCAGCTACAGATATCTTATTGGGCTGAGATTTATCGGTCCTGATACGTATCGGGTAATAAACAATCTTATTTTCTTTACCAAAACGAGGAGCAAATTCTACTATTTTATCAATATATTTTTCCTCGAACTCGTAACTTTCACTACTGAAAGGATAACGTTCACTGCCTGTAAATTTACCTCTGTTAGTATACAGACCGTCTTCGCGTACCAAGAAATCAATAGTTAATTTATCACGGGGTTTATATTTACAAACATCAGCATAATTACTAAGTATTCTTTTACCTTTATTACGTTCTTGTAATTTCTGTCCGTCTGTTAGATAAGCACTGTCAATAGGAGTAAATATAAGACCATCGGTTTTATATTTTACTTCCTTTTCCTTATCTAATGCATCTCGACTGGCTTGATAAAAGGCTTCATTATTCATCTTGTAAGTAATAATTTCCTTTTTCTTAATCACTGTAGTGGATATACTGTTTTCATAAAAGGTATTTATTTTTTCTAAACGTTGTAGGTAATTATTCTTTCGCATATCTTGGTCGGAATAATAAAGACAATCAAATGGTAAATAAATATACTCACTATCATATTGATGATTGGCTTTAATAACCCATTCACCCGTTAAAATAGTACTATTCCATTCAGTATTTTTATATTTACCTAAAAAGATCAAAGATTTGTCTAAGTCATTACCAAGAGGATAGAAAAGCCATACTTCATAATTATAAAAAATCATTAGTTTTTGTTCCCCGTCAGCTTTGACAGATATAGTATAGTTTTTCATCAATCCTTCTTTAGTCATATCGCGTATGAGTAAATCTCGGGCTCGCGAGAGAAAAGGATAGATAGTATTAACTTTATTGTTTTCTTCTCCTGATAAGCTCTTATTTAAAAACATCAATATTCCTTGACTATTATCAGACATTAATTCGTATAATTCTTTAATTTTATTTTCGAAAGCGAGCACATTAAATTGCTTACTATCTATCACTTCTAGTTCTACTTCGGTACTTTTGTTACCATCTGTATCTACTTCAGTGATATCAATGCGGAAATTATCTTGACTATAACTAGTACGGTCTTTGATACGTTTAAATTTATAACTTTTAGGCTCTTTAGCATCACGCATAGCACTTTCATAAGCTACTGAAATTTTGATATCCCTATCATTAGATGTAATATACATAGGGAAAGGGGGTATACTGGATTTAGTAATAATATAATATTTGTTATTTTCTTGAGTAATACGATCATTACCACTATAATAATCAATGGTAAAAGATTTACTTACTTTACTGGTTGTTATTAAAGCATCCCGTAAAAGATTTACTTGTTTAGAACTAAGTTGACGGAAACGAGCTTCTATCTCTAACTCACGTTCTTCATTTTCCAACACTTCCGTTAATTGATAACGCAAACGCCTGGTAAAGATATCAGTCATGCTTTTATGTTGTCAACATTTATAAGTTATTCAATTTTGTATAAAAATTGAATAGATAAAAATATTTTATAGTAAATATACCAAGATGGATCCCCTACTTTTACTAGCTACTGTAGCGCAACAAATGGAGAAAAGCAATACATCAAAATTAACAGTTGGACGAAAATACCAAAATCGTCGTAAAACCAATGATCGTATTTGTTCCAAAGCTTCTCGCAAGGAAGATATTATTTTTATTTGTTGTCATCATGAATGTCGGTATTCGACTGTAGATGATAATCAATATCATCGACATTTATTAAATCATATAAATGTCGATAGATTTATCTATCAAGCACTCCGGAAATCTACTAATTGAAAAAAAAATAAAAATTATTATAAAGTAAGAAACATTATGAATTCTCTTACTTTACTAGCTCTTGTGGCTTCTACATCTCGTAAATTACCTACGAACAACGATGTCTACCAAAGGAGTAAATATTATTGCCATAATGCTGGTTGTAGATATAGTTGTGATAAAATTTATAAGCTAGCTTTGCATCAGCAACGACATCAAAACAACAGGAAGAAAATTATCAGCACCCGCCGTATAATTGATCAGGATCTAAGAGACGTTCAGGACATGATGAAGATTTCTTCTCATTCTCGGTTAAAAGCATTAGTGCCATAGCAGCATAATTATGCAAATCTAAAAGCGTATCTTTCAATCTTTCATCAGTTACTAAATTAACCCCACTTTTAGTAACTGACTGCATACGTTGGATTTTATCCCCAATTCTTACCAATACCCCCACTGGTCCATAAGAGGCAAAAGCATCGCCGTAGTCTTTATTTTTCTTCTCAAATAGGGCCAAAGCTTGCCCCTGTACTTCTTTCATTTGACTGACCCGATCCATTTTGTCTTGATTAAGGTTTAAGACAAAATTACTTAAAAAAATGTCCGATAAACTGCCTGTACCAGCGGAGCGTTTTAAAGTCAATCTTTTGACCCTTTTTGATATCGTTAATGATATGTACGAAGAAGGTCAAGAGAATGGTATTATTGAAAGTAAGTTTAACCTATTGGGTATTTTGAAGTTATTTATCAAAAAGACACAAGGCGACTATATGCTCAAACGTTTCATTCGACGTACCTGGCAACACTGGGACAAAATTCAAGAAAAAGATACTGATTATTTTAAAGATATGGGATTACAACTTTTTTCTATGATGGAAGATAAAGGAGTGGACGCTTTTAAGGGCGAAGAAGAATTAAGCGGTGATAATACACTGGTTAGCTCTTTGTCCGGAGATCATGTAGCTACTTTTAAGAACTTATTGAGCGCTACTTATGAATACGAAGGAGAGGAGATTGAAATTTTTGACGAAGAAAGAAAGGACGATGTATGGAAGATTATGCATTCTTTTGTTAAAATTAGTATAGCGTATATTCATGACTCACGTAAGCGAGTGGATGGAAAATATACGCTAGAATTTTTCCCCGAAATTAAGGTAAAGAGTAATGCAGAAAAATGGGGTGTTAGAGTCAGTCTCTAAGTAATTGATTACTATAGTTAACCCTTTTTTTTGCCCTCTTGGTAACCTAATTGATAAGCTTTTACACGTTCTTGATCCACATTTTCCTTTGTATATTCTTGGTTTGCTGGCCTGTTAGGTAAAAGACCAGATTGAGCTGCTATCAGTTTGCCAGCGGAATCTCTTAATTCTGTTGGAACAATACCTGTATCTTTGTCTGCTCTCCCGAATATATAATTTGTTAATTTCTCTCTATCAATTTTATTATTATTTAACTTATTATGAACTAATGATCCTATTTTATCTTGTAACTGAGTTAAAGCTGGTTTTTCCGAGGCAACAATTGTTAGATCAGAAACAATAGCATCTTCTATTAAAGCATTTTTCCAAGAACTCCATGAAAGCCATATCATGACGAGTAGTAAAAATATACCTACGGCAAGAATAATTAAAGAAGCTAAACCAAGATTTTTATCTTCGGTGCTTTTATTTTTAATGTCTCTGTCATAAAGAATACCTAATGTAATTAAACTTGCTGTCAAAAGTAAACACACAATGCATATTATCCAGAATATTGTCTTTGTTTTTGAATGAAGATAGGATTTAAAATTTTTATTAAATCCTGGGATAGGACCATAATTTGCATTGATAACTGCACTCATTGTTTTTTAAATAATAAAAAAAATTATTATTTAACAATTAAAGCAACTGCTATACCAGAAGTCTAGCTGCTTCTCTAATTTTTATAGCTTTTAATTGTTCTGCTACGGCCCTTTGATTAGCATCAGCTGCTTGGTCATTGGCTTTTTTAGCAGCATCACCTAAATTTCTTACCGATTTATTTATACCACTGATATCTTGGTTATTTTCTTTACGATAACGCAAATAAACCACAATAGTTAAAATAAGAATAGCCGAACCGACCAAACCAAAAGATACATAAGTGAGTAAATTAAAAGTATCACTACGATCATTTTCTTTCACTACTCCATAAAGTGAACCAATAAAAGCCGTAGCCACTGCTAATAAAATAATAGCAATAATTAATAGAATTTTATAGAAATAGCGATGATTATCCAGATTTTGAGTATGTTTACTCATCTTATCTAAAATATCATTAACATTCTCATTGGTAGTAGTCATTTTTATATAATAAAGAAATTTTATATTTTACTTCCGGACAGTACCATACTTGTTATCTTTACTATCTTTCATTTCTATCTCGGTTGGTTCGCGGGGAGCTCGGAAATTCTTATTAGCTTCATCTCTGAGCTTATCCATAGGACCACGCAAATCACGCGTGTATTCAATAATAATATCGGCTGCTAGGATAATTAAGATAAGACCAAACATAACCGAACCCGTAGCCAAGAGGGCTACATTACGCGATTCTTTTTGCTGGGCATTATTCATATGCAAGTATAATACTAGCATACAAACAAATAAAACAATGACTAAAATTAAAACAATTACATTTAGCCACCAGGCATCTACTATCATATTTTAAATATATTAAATAATTAAAATTAAATTAACATCAACATAGTAGCATAAGTATTATTATCATATTGAAAGATTTCTTGATATTCGTTCTTGCAATTACCTTTCTTTTCCTGTGTCCCGTCAGTATGATAAAGGTAATAGTGACAATCGTTTTCTTCCTCGTATTTTATCTCATTTCTATCTAAAAATTGAATAGCATCACAGAAGGTGTTAATAGCTCTGTCGCTAATACGGTCGGCTTTTTCTATAACAGTTTTTTTGTCCAAACCTAATGTAGCCAAGATACGAGCATCTTTTTCCAAACATTTCCATATGTTAGTATCACTGGTATAATAACCCAAATTAATACCTGTTTTAAACCATACTTTAGCTAATAAGAGAGCAATACTTATATTGCCACAAATAATATTTTGTACTAAATAAATATGACCATTATCGTGTTGATACAAAAAAGGTCTTATTTTACCGCTATCGCTCTCTTCAATAGTTTGACTAATTTTATCTCCCAGAGTAACAAAATTAACCCATTCACTCCAATTTTTCTGACCTATAATAATACGTGTATATGGTAACTCTTTAAAATCTTGTTCATTAGAAAAGGCATTAATAATAGCTTTATTAGCTACTTTAGACAAGCCAACAGTCGCTAATTTATAATTCATCATGTATTGTCTCATACTATCATAAAACTGATCATATAAATAAATATATTCTCCTTTGAATATAAGTGGTATGTAATAAGACAAGTATTTAATCCCTTCTAAGGTGTCTTTTATTTCCGGGGGGAAACGATACTCCATGGTAATAGGCATATGATTAAAAATCCCATTTTCTTCTCTATTTTTACTCTTAACTACATATTTAGTAAACCAATCATCTACTTCTGTAAGTGTAGATAAATTCCAGCACCAGACTATTAATTGTTTGATAATATTAGTATTACGACTGATAGTATTTAATTGAAAGAAACTTTCGTCTACTCTCTTTTTTTCTTTTTCTAATTCATAAGCTACGCATATAGCTTCGCTGCTTTTCATATCACTGCAGGGCACAAATACAGACTGTTTTTGACCATTCATATTAAACCATAAGCCTTCGCTGCCGACCGAACATTCACTTTCAAAAAGTTCACGTATATCTGCTTTTTCTCCATGACAGATCTTTTCCCTGATAGGTACATTAAGAGGGAAACTAGGAGGGACATAAAGACTAACTTCTACTCCTTCTAGCATAATATTAATACGATAAGTACGACCACTATCATTGATAGATTGACCAACTATCTCGTAATCGGCTAATAAATAATTCCAATTAACATTTTGATAATAATTCTTACGTACATCGTATTTGTTATTTTCTTCAGCTTGGCAGATAAAATAAGCATTCTTTTCTACATATTTTTTCAAATAGCGGGTTAATACGTCAGTATACAAGAAAGGCAATTCACTGCCTTTAACAGGTTCGGTACTTTTAATAATTTCATAAATAGGATAAGTACGAGTAGAAATATGTTTGAATAATATGACCGAGGGCAAAGCCATATTTATCTCACGTACATGAAAAAAACGATGGTAAGGTTGTTCCAAGTAAATTTGACCATCTTGATAAACAAAAACAAAAATATTAACAAAGAATATATCTTCCATTAATTTATAATAAAATTCCGAATCAAAAACTTCTTCCAAATTAGCAATACGACGATTAATTTGGTCTCCTTTTAGATTAAAATTCTCCTGACTAGCACACTCTAAATGTACTATTTTTTCCATGTTTTTACGCAAGCCGTTAACTAAGACTTCTCTCTTGGTAATATTACGTTTTAAATATTCTGTTCTAATCTTAATTAAATTATCTAAACGTTTATTGATATCTTCATTATTACCTTTTAAATTACCTAGATGCTGACTAGCTAATAAGATACTATGAAAGAAGGAACTTTTACTATTTTTCATTACTCCGAACCGAGTAAATTTATTATTGGGATAAGGCACGTTTAAAAATTCTTGCAATTCTTCGGGCAAGAACCCTTCCTGATCGGTACTTAAAGTTTTTACGGTTTTTAATTGTATCGACCTTGTACGGCTTTCTTCTTTTTCGCTAAAAAATTGACTAGGGTTTTCCCGTATTTGATCATACTTCTCGTATAAATCGCTCTTTTTCTGGGCGGTACAACAAGGTAAGATAGGATACTCGGAAGTATAATCTGGGTTAGGAATAAAGCTGAGTACATTATTTTCAGTAGGACAAACAAAATCATAACGCTTGCCCTTTTGTGGTGATTTAGTTGGCGGGAAAGTAATCACTTCGTGAGCTTTCCCGTTTTCGCTATATTTTTGCCAGTCAGCTACATCATCTGGGTCGATAATGATAGGTTGTTTAGGGCATCCGCAACGACGCGAATATTCGCTTTTAGGAAACATCTCAGGAGCTTTAGTCAGCAGATTATCGATTTTAGAAGTCTTAAAAGCCACTTTACGTTCTTTCTTTTCACTCTCTGGTGCACCCAGACCAGCTCCGTCTGGACCTGTATACGGTTGTACGACTAAACCAAATTGTTCCATCAATTCTGGCTGTTCTAGATGATTATAATACCAAGCTAATTTAGATAAAATAAGAGCAAATTCGTTAATACTATTATTACTAATTACTTTACTACGAAAAATAATAGCATATTTATCAGCATATAATGGTTCTATAAAAAAACTAGCACTATAATCACTGATACCACTACTTTCGGAATAAGTTTTAAAATAATATTTATCTCTTTCACTAACTAAAGACCGAGGTTTATTTTCTTCTTTAACATAAAGAAATTTATTGATTATATTTTCAAACAAAGTAAGGAAATATAATTTGGTATTATCGTAGTTAGGAAAATTCATTTCAAATTCTCCATTTACGTTAAGGGTTCTTTCTCTCTCTAAAATTATATCTTCTAATAAAGAAGGTAATTTAATTTTAATATAATCTAAAGTATTGCCTGGATAGCTAAAGGTTAATTTCTCTTCTTTCAAATCAAATTCTAATAGCACATATTGATCTTTATTCTTGTAGATCATTCTCATAAGGGCAAAAATATAATGTTCTTTTTTATTTTCTTCTTCCATTAATTTATTAATTTTCTCATTAGCTTTAACTACTTCTTCTACTACTAAATTTTCTTGATCATATAGTTTATAAAATTGCTCTTCCAGACCTTGATACTGAATAAAAGGAAACTGATAACTAGATACCATGTTATTAAAGATGATTGCACCGTTATCAATAGCAAAATCATAAATACCATCTTTCACTTTGAAAGAAACCGTAGTTTCTTTTAGTTTCAAACTAGAAGCCATTTCTTCCGGGGAGCTAGTATAATTCATACCACCTAATTGACTATAAAATTCCTGTACTTTTTTATATTCTCGATTAGTCTTATCTGTTAAGAAAAAAATCTTCCTTTGCCATTTTTCTTCTTCTTCTTCAAAATTATCTTTGTCTATTTCTAGGCCACTAACGGGTGATAATTTGTTTAATTGAGATATAAGAAAATCTTTATCGCTCTCTTGATTAGCAGCATAATAAGCTAAAATAAAATTACTGATAACAACACGGTATAATCTGTTATATTGATTAAAAAGAGCAATAATATCTTCTTGATTTTTTAATTTATCAAATAAGGAAAAATAATTATCTTGACTATCAACGTAGATAAAATTAATAGGGGTATTGGTATCTAATGATAATTTATATTTAGCTAATATATCTTGACCCAAATCAATATCATAGATAACATTATCAACATCTGTTTCTGGTAAAGAATTATCACTTTCTTTTTCTTCTACTATTAAATCTTCTAAATTAAATTCTTGTTCTTCTTGGCATAAAGCTTCTATATCAGCTAAATTATACTCTAATTCATCGTCGGTGTCTATGACTGACATTTTTATTCTCTTAAAAATGTTAGATTTATTAACTTTGCTATTATTTACTATTTTTTTAATTCATTTTTATCTATTTAAATATAAACGTTACCTATGGTGGCATAAATTAAAGGAAAATGAAGCCTTTATTAGCGAATATCATCATATTTATACACCATCAGTTAGCCTGCCTATGCAACAACAAATAGAAAGCGCTCACGAAATGAAAGCAGGACATATCATAGAAATTGTTAATTATGGACAAGAAGAAGTAATGGTGGATGTCTTTAATGATAAGAAAGATATTATTTATCATTTCTTTTGTCCCCATAAATTACTCTTTTCCGGAGAATATAATCATACACATTACTTGCCTCTGGGTAAAAAATATAGTTTTTTTATGTCTTCTGTACAGGCTCAGTGTCCTCTCACTTTTAGACAAGTTCCGTTTGGATACATTAAAGCACCAGAAAGTATAAGCAAAGAAAGCGAGATTATTCATTATCAAGAAGATAACATTATGGATAGTTATATATTTATGGCTAAGAAAAAATATCATTTAAAAAATATACAAAAAGCTAATATAAAAAGCACCTGGCCAGCAGCTGGTGTTATTATGGAATTAAGTTTCTTGTTGAAAGCAGGTAATACTAATCTAATATTATCTACTAATAAAAAATGTGAACAAAGTATAGAAATAATACAGCAAGAAGAAAGCTATTTTATACCTATAGAAGAAAACAAGAAAATATGGTCTCATTGGTTAAAAAGTGATAAAGACACTTATATAACCATCATAGAGAGATGTCATAATGTCAATAAAAATAGTAATCTAAATTTATTGACATTATTATACTAATCGGCGAAAACAATTATATAGGTTTGTATTTCTTTTTCTTCATTCTTTTTAATAAATCTGTGGATTATTTTTTCTTCTTCGTCCATATTGATTATTTTATCAATTCACTTTACTATATTATCTATAATAGATATTATATTTTCAATTTTATCGATATATATTTTAGCTTCTTGTAAAAGAGAGGGAAAGTACTCTGCTTTAAAATGTTCTAAATTTTGCGTTCCCATAGATTTATTACAACAGCCACAAATAGGTCTTAAATTAGCTAAGGTATTTGCGCCTCCTTTTTTAACAGCTTTAACGTGACCACATTCAAAATTTTTACTGTCTAAATTAGCTTGACAACAATAGCATTTACCTAATCCTTTTTCGGCGCCAATATATTTATCCCATACTTTAATTTTCAGACTTTTGGGAATACTTTTACGTGACATTTTGTACAAATAAAATAAAATTGATTTTTTAATTACATTACCCTTTAACAAGTAATCTTATAAAATAATGTCGGTCACACGAGAAGAATTTGATGCTCTCTTAGCACGCGTAGCAGCTTTGGAAACAGCCGCTGTTAGTGTTAAATCTACGCCTAAGAAAAAGGTAAATAATGACCCTGTGTCATTAACTGATATTATCACTCGATTGGAAGGAAACACTTGGGCTTGTACTCATTGTTTCAAAACTGGTAAAAATAAAGATATGTTCTGTGCTTCTGTGTCCAAGTTGCATTACAAGAGCGAACTTATTACAGATAATACTGAAATTACACGAGAATATTATGGTGAAATTAGATGCAGCAAGCATGTTAATGGTAGTACCAACAAAGGTATTAATCATGGAGCTAAATTAATTTCTTCTCATTATGGTATTAAAGATAACGACAGTGTTGTCACCAAAGATGAAGAAAATCCAAATGAACAAGTAGCTGCCGTACTAAGCGGTAATCCAGCTTCTTTAGTAACTACCCCTAGTAAAGCTTTCTCTTCTAAAGACGAGGATAAAAATTATATTGAACAAGGTGAATTTTTACATGAATTAGTAGAAAAGGATGAAAAATTAGTGATCATACAACATCATAAATCAAAGGATGGTAATCCTAAAAAACGTCCATCTCCTTGTATCATTGGTGTTTGCGAGACAGATAAGAAAGATACTTATTTAGAAAATCTTAGTGCTCCTTCTGACAGTATTCAAGCCAGTGTAGGTCTTAAATATAGTCCTCTTAGAGAAAAAGGGTCAAAAGAAGAAGAAATTGGCGCCGGATTAACAGCTGTTAAACAACCGGTAGTCCTTACTTCAGAAGATAAACCTGATGCGTACGAAGCAACTACTGATCCAGAAGATGGAGATGAAGATGAAGACGAAGAAGCGTTTGATAAGTTCTTGGCTGACTTAAGTTAAGATATTAACTATTAATTATTATTTAAACATTTAATGTTTAAATATTTCTAATAAAAAAATGAATAAACTCTCTTTAGAAGAAAGTCTTAAATTATTAGCTCCAGCCGAAGATGAAGAAGAACAAGAACAAATAGAAATAAAACCTAAACGCAAGGCTCGTAAGAGAGTAAAAACACCTTCTCGTAGCCCGGTGCGTATTCCTAAAGTTAGTCCTACTAAAAAATATAGTCCTAGTGAAAAAATAGTAGCTATTGAAAATAATAAGAGTTTATATCAAGAAGCATTAGATGAATTAGAACAAGAACAGATAGAAATTCAGCAAGAAGAGAAAAAAGTAGCCCCTCATACACCTACACGTTTTACTGTAGAAACACCTCGTACTCCCACAGCTAAATTTAAAACTTTGGCTAAACAAGATTTAGATTTAGAACAAAAACTTAAAGATTACCGTTATTCTATTATTAAATATTTAATTGACGAAGACACTAATAGTATTAAATATGTTATATGTTTTGACCCTAACGGTCAAATAATTTTTGTGGCTTTAGATAAAAAAGCTCGCACTGACTGCCAGACAGATAAGAGTGTACAAATTATTAAATACGATCATTTACCTACATTAGGTAGCTATCAAACTGCTTTATTAGAAAAAATAACATTAGATATGCGCGGCTTAGTTTTTTATCAAGACGATAGTTATTATTTTTCTTTACGTTCTGACAGCGGGGATTTTGAAAGCGAATATTACTTGTTGGGAGACCAAAGCTCTTTAGAAGCATTGGATATGAGCCAAACTTATTTAGTACTTAGTTTAACTGAATTAGAAAAAGAGCCTCACTATATGATTAATGCTAGTAAGAAAAACTATCAAATTATCCAACAGCAACAACTATTGACTAATAAAACTACTTTCTCTCACCTCATAGATAGTATGGAAAAACTTAATAAACAAATGAAAAGCTTTGATAAAAGTTATAAAAAATACGCTAATAATTTAGTAGACGATTGGTCTCTATTGGGTTCTTTTGCTAAAGATTATTATTATAAATATGGTCAGGGAAAACTAGGAGAAGATGATAAAGAAAAATTCGACAATGTATCTGTTAATATGTATGCCCGTTTTCAGAACTTCAATGAACATATCTTTATGGTCCAAGAACTATTACCTTTAGCAGCAGAAGTTAATAAAATCAGTGTCGCCTTAGCTGAAAAACAAGATATTATTCAGGAAAAAGATAAAAAATATAGTGGTCGTATTATTAGTACTAACGAAATTAACAATTTAATTTAAATAGAAAAATGTATAAAAAATGACCTTTTGGCTATACCAACCACGTCAATTATTTAAAAGTTCTAGTCTTATACCTTTCCGTAGCCAAGACTTAGGAGATGTTCTTAATTTTTTAACTATTTTTCTCATATCCTTTTCTCTATATTTAAGGAAACAAAATAATGATATATGGAAAAAACTATTAACAGGAGGTATATTATTATTAGTTTTTCTAGGCCTACTGTCTGGTTCATCAACAGAAAAATTAGACAATATAGACGGTATCGAGATACCTAAATATAGTGACTATAAATTTAGTTTATCAGTAGATTAAATTTTTTTTCTATATTAAAAAATGATAAGTTTTATTTTGCTCTCATTAATCCTTTTAACTCAATTGATATTAACTGCTTATATTTACTTTGAAATCAACGAAAGTGATAATTTTGCCGGTGACAGCAAAGCCAGTATTAGTAAAAAACTAACTTTAGCCGGTTTAGTGCTAGCGGCTTCCTTTTTCTCCATTATTATGTTGGTATATTTCTTGAAGTTTATTAATTACAACAGAGGTGAATTCTTATTAATAATAAGCGCTATTTCCGTTTCTATTTTGATACTTTTAAGTTATCATTATTTAGATTTGCAGCGTAGATCACCGGCTGCTTACGAGGCAGCCAAAAAGTCTTTAGAAGCCTCTTCTGTAACTATTAATAAAACCGAAGCAGAAATCGCATTAACCGGCGGCATTGTAACCCTCGCATTAACAGTTGTTATAGCTGGATTATTATTAGGTAAATATTATTTATCCGAGAAAGAAATAGTAAAAGTAAAAGAACCTATCTATATGAATATGCAAAGTACTAGTCTAAAGGAAGACTACAAAGAGCCCGATTATATGTCCGAAGTAAGCAAAAATTTCATTATTTAAACTAAGAAATAATAAAATGGAATATTTAGAAAAACAAAGTTTTTGCAAATCAGAAATGATAAATACTATTATTGACACCAATCGGACTAGCCATGAAGATATTTTTTCTCGAGAAAAACATCTTTTGTTGTCCTGGCTTATGCCATTAGAAAATTTATTATTATTTAAAGCGTTAGTGCTTTTAAATTTTAACAGTTATAGCGGTTATTTTGCCCTCTTGGAAAGGGATGAATTAAAAGATATTATTATTAGTGAAAATTATGATAAATTCTTAATATTATTAGAAGAATTTGATAGTAATACTCTTACTAAAGAAATGTTAGCCCATAATCTCTGGTTAGCCCGTATTATTTTTTCACAAGCAGGTTATCAATTCAAATACCTACACCAGGCTAGTAAAGATATTGATTTACCAGAAAAAATAATTAATTTTAAAAATAAACTAAGAATACAAGGCAAAGTTTATGATTTAAATACAATACTATCTGCTTTATTAAGAAATAAACTTAAAGTCAGTAGTTATGAAAAAGAATGGTTAGAAAAACACTATCGTAAAGAAATAGTATTAATTAAGAATTTTTTAGAAGAAAGTTTAGCAAGTGAAATATCCAACAAAGGTATATAATAATAAGAAAGTAATAGCTACTGATACAGGGTCTTTTGCGTAATCACTATTAAGATCTCTCTTATCGAAATAATAAAATAAAATAGCTAATTCAATTAAGAAAAGCATAAAGATAATACCAGCTAAAGGATACGGGAAATTATCGCGATTGATAAAAGCTAATCCCAAGACAATAAAAGTACCAACTAAAACCATAATATTAAAAACAATTATAGTTGTACCGTAATCAGTGCGTTCTAATTGATCGTAATGTAACAATACGCTCGCTAAAAACCAGAAAAAAAAGACATAAATAGCTAAGATAGAATAGAAATAAAAATCTTTAAATAGAACATAATTAAACGGATCTCTATTTTTCATTTGAAAATAATCAGTATAAGGCGACTTTCCCTCATTCATTTTTTAATATGATAAAAAACATATTAAAAAAATTCTTCTATATCATGTATAATCTTCTTGATAGCATTGTCAGAAATATTATTAGTCTTGCTAAAACTTTTAGTATTAATATTACGACTGTCGCAGAATTTTTTCACAATAGCGCAGATGACATATTCCGGGCGAGCAGAATATAGAATATCTTTCTCCTGTAAAATATGCTTAGTTATATCTTTAATAGCTTCAATAAAATGATTTAAATTATTGCGTTCACAAACAGTGTCCGCGTAAGCTAAAGGGGACATAATAACAATAGAAATATGTTTATTTACTTCCTCGTGCACAGAAGGTATCAAAGCAGTTCGCGACGTGACTTTCAAACACCAATTAATTTCCTTCCTGCTCAAATTAAGTTGCTTAGCCAGAAGATGAGGATCGAAACTTTTATAGCCACACTCTATGTAGGCTTCGTATACCTGTATAAAAGTATTCTTACAATCATTGCGCACTTTCTTTCCAGTTTCGTTTTGCTTGCGACTAATATTTTGCCTCACTTTTAAAAGTACATCTGCAGGTATGTCTACTAAATTATCTAGAATACTAGTTTTATTATCTAGAGAACGTAAATGACTAGGGTCTTCCTTTTTATTATCAAAAATATTCTCTATAAGTAACCCGCAGTGTTCGCAAATATTATCACGAAAGGAATGTTGACAATTTTCGTAAAACATGTTTAAAGACTTCTTTAAGTTTTATCAATCAATTCTTTAAACTAAATTCGGTAAAAAACTATATTAATATTAGATATAGGTTTTTTTATTTCCTCTTGGTTTCTATATGCGCCAAGTAGGATAAAGGGGATTGAGGGGAGTTAACACATCTTTACAGACTTGCCAATAAGGATTGGGACAGCTCTATGTTTCTTCGTCAATACCACTGTTTTTCCTTCATACAGATCGGTCAATAGCTCAATTTGAGCTTGACTCAGGAAATAACCCTCATCAATGAAATGATCGTATTTCAATTCGCTGGCCCAATCAGACGGTAAGAAGCTCCTCCTGCTTTGGCAGAAGTACTGGTGGCGCTTCTTACCGTCAATGTCCACTTGCATGGCCACAAACCTGCGATGGTCGTCTCGGGTAAACCCGAATGAAAACTTCTCGCGGTTAAGGCAAGAGGGACAATAAATGTCAATGGGGAGGTTGCCTTTAAGGCATTCCCTGGGCATTACTACGTTGTCGAAAAAAGCGTTCATGATGAAATGTCGACTGTTGATAAGCAAAGTAGTTATAATTAAATAATTTTAATTTAATTTTCAATTTTATCCATTTTAATGCAAAATTGAAAATAATTAATAGATTGAACAAGTAAAATGTCTGTATCTTTTGACATTAAAAATTTTAACGATGAAGAATCTAAAAAAATTAATGAATTACTTACCTTTTTGCCCACTGAACCAACTACCAAAAAATTTAACCCATCTATGCGTTTTCAGTCTAATGGCGCAGCAGTCAGAATGATTTATTATTCTGAAGGTGAAGTACATTTGCCTTATCGTTTTGCTTGCAGTTACTATAGTAAATTTTTCAATCATGATACCAGTAAATATATTAATATCCATGAAAAAAGACAAAAATTTTCAGGCAAATTATTAGACAGACAGAAAGAACCTTTCAAAAGAGCTGTAGAGTATTTAAAAGAATATCGTACTGTTACCATTGCCTTATATCCAGGCTTTGGTAAAACTTTTATGGGCGTTATGCTCAGTTGGTATATTAATAAAATCACTTGTGTCTTAGTTCATCGAGAAAATATAGGTAAGCAATGGGTTAAAACTTTCTTAAAATACATGGATTTAACCAAAGATGAGGTTTGGTTTGTTAACGACAAGGTACCCCTACAGCCAAAAATCATGGTTTGCATGGATGGTCGTATTGATAAAATACCTAAACATATAAGGGAAAATATAGGTACTTTGATTATCGACGAAGCTCACTGTTTTTGTGCTCCAGGCAAGGTGAAGTCCCTCCTTAAATTAACACCCTCTTATATCATAGCCGAGACAGCTACCCCGACCAAAGAAAATGGTTTACACAAGGTAATACAAAGTATATGCGGTACTCACTATATAAAAGAGACTAGTACTAAACCATACAACTTTTTTCTCATACAAACTAATTTAACTTTTCAAACTAGTGGCGGAAATCCATATGGCCAATTATTAAATGAACAGTGTGAAAGTCAGGAAAGGAATGAATTAATTATGGAGATTTTGAAAGCTAATCAAGATAAGAAAACTATGATAGCTACTGCCCGTACACAACACTGCGAGGTTTTAAAATCAATGATAAAGGAAAATGGTTTAGATAGTTCAGAATTATATGGTACTATTAAAAATTATCAAACAAAAAATATATTAATTGGTACAGGTAGTAAGATGGGTGTAGGTTTTGACGAAGCCAATTTTTGCGATGACTATGACGGCAGACCTTCTGATTTACTATTAATGTGTTATACCTTTGCCAGTTGGGCTCCTTTTGAACAAGTAAGAGGACGAGGTATGCGCACAGACAGTCCCAATATTGTCATGTTTAATGATAAGCATGGCATAACTCGTAAACATTTTACACAAATACGTAAATGGGTACGTGAAACTAATGGACAAATTGTTGAATTAAATGTGGATAAAATGGACCATTTTGACTTAAAAAAGTATACAAAAAAATGTCATTAATTTTATGTTAAGGGTAGAAATTTGAAGTTAAAAGCTGGTCAAAATTTCTATTCTTAGATTTAAAAAACTATATTAATATTAGATATAGGTTTTTTTATTTCCTCTTGGTTTCTATATGCGCCAAGTAGGATAAAGGGGATTGAGGGGAGGGGAGTTAACACATCTTTACAGACTTGCCTTTAAGCCTGTAGACAGGTTTATGTTCCTCCGTCAATACCACTGTTTTTCCTTCATACAGATCGGTCATGAGCTTAACTTGCGCTGAGTTCATG